CTCCGCCTTTAGCAATCTTAACATCAATTGCAATTGTTGATGTTAAAATATTACAACATCTAATACCTATTACTGCATCAAAATCCCCAGCTGCTAATAAAGTAGTATCACTTGTTCCAATTGTTCTTACTAATACGTTTCTAAAATCTTGTGCCATATTTTTTTCCTATTTATAATGCTACCGCCATTGCTAATGCAAAGCCAGCAGATGCTGCTCCTACTGGGTTACCTGTTGAATCCAGATAAACCGATTTACTTGCAGGCAATGTACAAAATACATCTAAAGTGCCTGAAAAATTTATTTTAGATGTGTTACCCGCAGAATTATTTAAAACTGTAGTTCTTGCTAGAGTATCAGGTGTTGCATCAGTAACTGTACCAATTCCTATTTCAAAATTGTTAGTGCCTTGTTCAAAAATAGCATAGTAAGTTGTATTACTATTACCTATTCCCGAAACAAAAGTTACAAAACCTGTTACAGCACCGGCAAGATCTAACGTGCCTGTACCTGTAGTAGTGCTAGTTTCTTTTACTCTATCATTTATTACTAAAGCCATAAATTTTTTCCTTAACTCATACTTATAATTGCATTTGCCGGTGTTGCTGGATCAGGGAAAGCAATTGTAAACGTACCATTAGTTGCCGTTTTACTTCCGCCAAAATCTAATACAACACATAATTTATCTGATTTGTCATCATTATAAATAGCTGCTCCTGCTGCACTAAATGTAGCACTAGCTATTGATGAATCAGCAAAGTCAACAGATGCTACTGCAGTACCTGAAGCAACCGCTTGTGAACCTAAAACTTTTCCACCTGTTGTATAACCAGAACCACCTCCAGAACTTACTTCATTTGCAGTAAGATAAGTTGTGCTTGCTGTGCTATATCCAGATATAGTTGTGTATAATGCTATTTTAAATGAATCTCCGCCACTTGCAAAATTATGTGTTCCCGAAAAGAGTTCTCCTCTAAATGCGAACGGTATTATATTTGCCATATTTTATCTCCTTATTTATTTATTACTTGATGGATTTTTGGATTCTAAAACGGTACGAATAACCCCATCTTGATATTCGTCTCGGCGTCTACGACCTTGTTGTTCAATCGCATACGAGTAAAGTGCTTTTTCATAAGCTCCTTGATAGTATTGTAACATATCCTGCGGACCTTTCAAGTATCCATATGCATTCACAAGAGATCCATATAGAATAAGATCTTGATATTTATTTGATAAAAAGGTTCCAGTTCCACTGACTGTGGCATCTGTTAAACTAACTGGCTCTTTATTATATGCTAGAGTGATACTATATGTTTTATCAGGAGTAGGGGCTACTACCCAAAATTCTTCATCCCAATTAGCATAGTATTTTGGTATATCTACAGCTGCTGTATCAGGTGTAGAATAATATTCTGCCATAAAACTAGTATCTCTTTGCTCTAAATAATATTGATTTCCTGCTGAATCTGTAAGTTGAGCATACCTAATTAATCTTAAATCTGAAGGTATAGTTACATATCGATTACCTATAATTAAACTTGATGTTGCGTAATGTCTGTCTTGATCTGAATCGACTTCTCTATAAATTTTATTTTCTGCATTTTGAATAAATCTATTTACAACAGAATCTGTAAAAACATTACTTCCTACTTCTGTGTATCCTCTAATATCTGTTTGTAAATCTGTTAAAGTATATGCCATTATCCGTTTACTACCTTAAGTGTTACTGGTCCTGCTGAACAGTTATCTCCCCCACCTTGTATATTACCAGACGTTGCATTACTAGTGCTTGTTATATAAAAATAATTTATTGGATTAGTTAAAGAATCTGATGTCGTAGCTCCTGTAACATTTCCTGCTGAATCAATTTGACCTAATGCAATAGTAAAACCATTTGCATTATTTAAATCACTTACATTATCAAAGGTAGGTATATTTATAAAAGCTTGTAAATTTCTTTGGTCAGCTTCGTCTGCACCTCCTACACCTGCACTTGTTACAACAGGTGGTCCTCTAAATCTTACAACGTCTCCAGCTTTTCTTTGATGATCTTGTGAATAAACATTTACATAAGTTGTGCCACTATAAATAATACTTGTGAAAGGATTAGGCTCTAATAAAATTAAACTTGCAACTGAAGCGGGTTGAGGTCTTGGATTATATAAAGCTATTGAATCTGCTCCAACAGGTTTTGGTTGAAGTTGTGGTTGCTTTGCTTCATACTCTGAAGTGTGAACTAAAGACCCATTCCACTCTCTAACCATTTCTGTATAGGGAAAAGCCATACCAGATCTATCTGATATTGCTAATGATCTTTTACCTGATGCATACTTACCCATTATACTCCATCTCCATAAAAGGTTTGTGGCGAAATGAAACTAGATGTACCTTGATTATCTGCATCAAGTGCTCTTAACATTTCACTTTCATAAATTCTCTCTAACTCTTGTGTTCTTTCAGGTGAAACTTTCATACTTAAATAGTATGCAAGTCCTGACATCATACAAGGATAAAATCTATTTACTACATCTGCTGTATGAGAATAACCACCAACGTCTTGTATCTTTGCTAAATAATAAAAACAAAATTGAAAACTACTTGGTGTAGTTGTGCTTGATACACTTGAACTTGGTGTTGTATATAAAAAAATACTTGGGTTTAATTTTCTCTCTACATAATATTGTGAAGGAGTACCTTTAGATAATTTGTTTGGTGTTTGTGAATATGTAGATCTATCTATTTTTGTAAGTGCAACATCTACTGGTGCTGTTGTTGTTGAATTATTTCTATAATAACCTTCTAAAACATCACTTATATCACTTGGAAAATTAGTTGAATCACTTGCATAACTATATTCAGCCTGACCTTCTATTAATGGTACTTTTGCTAATTTTACTTTCCATAAATGTACACCTCTATTTCCCCATTCTTGAAAAAGAATATTTAATGATCGTCTTGCAGATCTTAATTGATAACCTGTTCTAGTTCCTAATACTCCTGTTCTTTCATAAGATTCCTCAATGATATCATCCATTTGAGGATCAAATTCAGTAGTGCCTGATGTAGGTGCAATTGTTTGAGCAGCATTACCCATACCACTATGAACTGTACAATAATAAAATAATACAGGAGCGCCGGTAGTTCTAACTGGTGCAACATTAATTGTTGTATTTGATCCAGCTTGACCAGGAACGCCAGTAGTAGTTACACCTGTTGTATAAGGTGCTGCTGGTGAATTATTTGGATTTGTAGAAAATGCAAAATAGTGTGTAGTATTACTATTATCAGAAGTATCAAAAATATATGTATTACCTTCTTGTAAATAAAGTACAGGAGCTAACTCTCCGTTAATATACCATCTATTACCGGTTCCATATTGAGTTGTCCCCGTTGCTACGGTGACTTTAAAAGTAATTGTAGCCACAAGTTGCTCCTATTAGCCGGCAGTTATCGTTAATGTAACACTTCCATCTGTACCACCTGTTTGAGCAAGTGTAGCACAAATTGCATTTTCAAATAAAATTCCTGAACCTGGAACATAAACCTCTAATCCTTCAGTTTCATATCTGTAAATAGCTTTTAAATTACCTGCTGCTGCATCTGCAGCATCAGCTACATCGTGTAAAGATAAAACAGAACCTGCTTCACCTCTACCTTGAATAGAAGTAACTCTAGCTCTACCTGCTCTTAAAATAGCTGCTACACCTGTAGTTTTGTTTAAGGTTGTTTGATCACTTGAGTATGATGACATATTTTTTCCTTTTAAATTTTGTGTGTGGGCCGAAACCCACACTTAATTAATTATTAACTTAAATTATTATTTTGTGAATACAAGATAGTAATTCTAACTTCACCAGCACTTGTTGCTGCTGAACTTGTGAAAGTTAATCTGATATCAGTTGCTCCAACATCTTCCCAAGCTAAAGCTCCGCCTGCTTGAGTAGTTGGGTATTTTCTACCAGCGTCTGTTCCACTTGCAAAAGTATTTACAATTGTTGCTGCTCCATTTGTAACAT